TTTGAATATAGCAATCTTGCGATAACCGCGAGGGGTTATGTGTCCTGCGATTGTATTGGCGTACCTAGCGTTCCACATGACATACGCGGAATACTTGGCAAAAGCCTCAATGGGTCGAGGCTTCCACACAAGTTCTCCTTTCCTGTAAACAAACAGGGCGCGTAGCTGTTGCTTGCTTAGAATGGAATGTCGTCCTCTAAGGCTTGTTGCTTCGGCTCTGCCTTGGGCTTGGGTAGTTCAACCTTGAGACTCATAAACTTCTGCCCAGACTTGCCTGTTTTAATCCATGCGGCTAGGTTGTACTCAGTCCCGTCTACGTTTAACTTGCCCTTGTAGGCGGGAGCCTTCTCGTTGTCCGACTCGTTCTTAAACAACACACCGCTATTGGTATTATCGTATTCCATAACTTCTCCTATTTGGCTGCTATATAAAGACCAACATTGCCAAGGCTATAACCCAAGAAGGCTACGCCCAGACCCACCTTACCCTCTAGTAGCAACTGCACCGCTACCACAAGGTATACAACACCGATACCGGCTATTAACCACGCCGCCACTCTGTCCACCCCGCTAGAACAATCACCCCTAGCATAAACAACACAAACCACGCCGCGTCCTGCGCGTAGAAGTGTGCAGATATAAGTCCGTCTTTCATTCTTCATCCTCCGTGTTCATTAGTAATTGATACTTAATTACCTCTAAAACCCCCACCACCGAGGCTAGAGGTAATGCCTCGTCAAACTTCTCCACAGCCCCCACAATTTCTTGGTAGAGGGCTTCTATCATCACCTGCTGACTCAACCCCGCATCTCCTGGGCTAGGGTCTTAAATCCCCAATCTTCCGCCATCCTCGCGCACCGCAACATCTCCTCCTCGCGCACGATTTCCGCAAACCTCTGCAACTGGGTTCTAGAGTCCTCGTGGAAGTTGAACAATATCTCCCCCTCCTTCAAAAACAATCCCGCTTCTACCGCCAGGTCATCAATCGTCACACTCAGCCTCCACTTCCTTTAGAAATAACTGTACCTTTTCCAACATCTCGTCCATGTCTTTTTGCTCCGGCTCGAACCGCACGATAAAGAGCATCTTGCTCACGGGCAGTCGGGAGTCGAAACTTACAAAGTCGCACCACTTCCTGCCTGTGCAAGCAAGTTGGAGCATCATCTGGTTTTTGTACTTTGCCGGAACCTTTCCCGCCTTCCTGTATTGCAGGTGCGTAGCCGTGTTCGGGTTCTTTATCTCTACTAGACCATCTTCCCCCACAAGCCCGTCAGGAGAGGCTCCAAGCCATTGTATTGTCGGGTGTGGCACAAAGCCTACTTGGTCTACGAAAACGCCCGTGTGAGCCTCGTATGCGGCTCTGGCGATGGGTTCCTGCTCGGTTCCGCGAATCATAGCCGCGTTGGGCGTAAAACCCGCCTGTTGGGTCTTGGTAAGTCTTTCGGCTACGAGCTGCCAGAGATAGTTCTTGCGGGTTTCTGTGTCCTTACCCGCTAAAGCGTCGCTAACCCTGCTGGCTGTTACAAACCCCAACCTCGCTTGGAGCCATTCTTCTGTGCCCTGCCTGATTTCTGTTAAGTCTGTCATGTAGCCTCCTCTTGGCTATGTGTAGTTCTGCCTCTAACTTATCCGTACTCATCCGCAATCTTTGGGCTACATTGTGGCTCAAGTTATACGGGTACTGGATATATCTTGCCTTCAAAACCCTGCGGGATACATCAGGTAATTCCCTTACCGCGTCCTCCACCATCTGCCCGTCAATCATGTCGGGTTCTATTCTCGGTTCTTCGCCCTCAAAGACATCCTCGGACTCGTAGTTACCTTCTGCGCTCGCGCATTGGGTACGGTGTTCTGGGCCAACATGACCCCAAGCACAATAAAACGCCCAGTTCCGAAGACGGTCTTCGCTAATCATATTGTGCATCCAGCGTGGTATTGCCTTTTTGCGACTAGATACGCTTGATGAGCTTCCTCTGGCGTATCAAAGGTTCCGATTGTTATACGGCTATCTCCAACTCTAATTCTTGAATAATATCTACCATTCCTATAAGCCGCGCCAAGCAAAAAAGATTTTTTGTTATTTTTTGTTGCTCTGCGGTAATTTTGGCAGTTTGTCCTATGGTCTACATCCCTCAAATTTGAAATTTTATTATCAGACCGGTCTTGGTTTATGTGGTCAATCTCATGTTTTGGAAACTCCCCATAAACAAATAACCATGCTAGGTGATGTGCTAAATACGATTTTCCTTTTATCCCGATAACAATACAGTCATCTATTTTTCTACGACACCCAGCTTGTTTGTTTAGAAAATTACTTTTTACGCCGCTTTTCCAAACAAAAAGCCCTGTTTCTGGGTTGTAATCCAGAATTTGTCTAAGTTTTTCTGATGTCAAGTCTTCCGAAACCATAAGTCGTATAACTCCGGTCTGTTGGCTTTAATCCAAGGTTGGGCAGATTGTATAAGTTCTTTGGCATTAAATCCACACGTTTGAGAACCGACGTGATGGACATAAGCCCTGCTGATGGCGTGCTGAAAGCCCTTCTTCTGGATGTCTAAGCATTGCACATCGTCCGAGTACCAATTCAGGGGCGGGAAGTCCACCCACGCGTCCTTGTGTATGTAACTACAAATCGGGGCTATAACATCTGTAATGTTAATCAGATTCTCGGTCTCGTACCTGAACCACTCCATTTTTCCCTGCCCAAGCCGAATGTTCTGCAAACCTCGGGCATAATCAGACCTAGCGGATGCCCATCCGAGGGGGATGCTTTTGTCTCGCAAAAACGTAACGTCCTCGCCAAGCAGCTTCCAGGTGCTAGGGTTGAACACAATATCGTCGTTACAGACCACAACCTCGTCGAACTCCTCAAACGCCCGCTTGACCACGGCGTTGTAAGCGTCACCGAAGTTGTCCGCGTCATTGGGCAAATTTATCGTCCTGTGGCGGGGGAGAATAATTTCGCTACCGGCTAGGAACACCGTCACATCCTGCGGGACGTAAAATGTTATGGAGGCCGCTAGGACGGGTAGGCAAGCCCCCTTAGTTGTTGCTATCGCTATTGCTTTCATTTATTCCCTACCGGTAAAGTTTTGCCCAAAAGACGGTACACATCCTCTAATAATTCCTGCTCGGTAAATCCGTAGTGCTTTGGGAAGCCTTTGGTTCCGAGTCCGTGAACTCCAGTTTTACCTCTGTGGTGTTCTGGGCATAGTGGTATTGCAAGGTAGTGCGAAGACCTGCCCCACCCTTGACCGGCCCGAAGATGATGAATTTCAGACGGGCTATCAGCGTACCCAATTCTTCGGCAGACCATGCATCCAAGGGCTGCAACTTTAGAGAGATGGTTTTTTTCATCTTTTGTCATCCCCATTGATTTGCCATAGCATCAGCTATTCCCTGAAATGTCTTGTTGCGAATACGCTCTCGTTCTTTTGGTGGATTTTTAGCTGAGTCCGCATACCATTTGGACATTCGTTTACCACTCGGAAATACAACAAACTCACCTTTTTCAACAATGTTTGTTGGTTTCAACAATGGCAATCCTTTGAGCCACAAACAAGTTGCTTTTGTTGTTTTATGCCCATACTCCCAGGGTTGAATTATTTGGTCTGGTTTTCTGTAAATACTAGACATAATTCCAATTGGATTCTCAACCGCAATCATTGGTATTGGCGCGTTAACGACTTTCATAAAAAAATCGATGCCTTGTTGCTGTCTTCCGTCAGCCCTTTTCTTTTCGAAATGTCTTGCGCCTGACACGGCTAAGTGAGTACAAGGTGGGTGAGCAACCATCAAATCCCATTTATCGCCAATGATGTCAAATACATCTCCTTGATAATGAGGTCCAGGTTCATCAGCCGGCTCTAAATCGCAACTCATAGCATCGTGACCACGCGCAATAAAAGCGTCTCTAACGGTTCCACTAAACTCGCAAGCAACCAATACCCTCATTTAAGCCCCCTCGTATTCTCGCTAAACTTAACGTCGTGTTCCAAAGCCCACTTCACCACCTTTTCCACATACTCCGAGAACATGGCTTGGTTTAACTCGCTCGTACTAGGCTCTAGCATCTTTATGCTTCCGTCTGGCAACTCAATCATCCGTTCAGGCAAAAACAAAGCCCGTAGGTACTCGTGCCAGATACTTGGCTCGTAAGCCTTACCAACAACCATCTGCTCGGATATATCTCCCAAGACCGCCCAGTAGTACCTGTTGCTATCCAAACTGCGTTTAGCAGGACGGACTTCTAGCACATAGCCATCAGGTGCGTTATCCACCATCTGCTTGGCTACGTCTCTGTTGTGTGGGGATAGAATCATTCGCCGCAAAAACATTCAATTGAATCGTCAAACATATCGCCTTGCCGGTCTACAAAGTTATGTATATTTGCGTAGCGCGGGCGGTCAATACGAAACCTATTTCCATCTCCTTGTGTTTGAGTTTGCGCCCATTCCTCTTGTTTTGCCCACCATGCAGCTCGCTCTGGTTTTTGGGCAACCAAAGTCAATATTTTTGGTAAAGATTTTAGAAAACACAAATCACAATTCCCGCCAATAGTTTCGCCATTGATAATGGGCAATTCCAAGTCAAAATCATTGTTTGACCAAAACTGTAAGACTTCTGATTTTTGTATTCCTGCACGATGCAACGGCATCACCGGCGTTTCTTGCTTGCAGTCAGGCTTCATTTTTACGGCCCGACGTTGCTCATCGCCACGGATACCAATCATATTATTCCATTCTTCCCAGCCAAGACTTTGCAAATATCGCCGCATGGTTCTAATTTTTAGTTCTACGGTGCAGAATCTAGCCCTAGTGTTTGGGAGCATTTTGCGATGCCTTATAATCGCCTCAAACGGCTCGCCATTTCTCGACGCGGTTTCGTAAGTCACAACCTTAAACTCAGCAGGAGCAACATATTCTAACCATATAATTGGCGCACTCCATTTAGTTTCAATGGCATGGATAAATTTAAGCGTTGCTTCATCTTCTTTCCCTGTGTTGCAGAACAACACCTTCGCGCACTCTGGAAGCCCGTTATTCGCGTCCAAAACTTTGCGTAATAGATATGCTGATGTTCTACCACCAGAAAAACTAATAGCGGTGTTCTCTGTAATTAGGAATGGATTCACGCAGACTTGAGCGCGGCTCTCATTACCGCAACCTTGAAATGTGGGAACGACTCAAACTGGCTAGGGTCTAATCCTAGTTCCTTGCCCTTGAGTTCTATGCCGGTAGCGGTTTCGTGCCAAGGCTTTTCGTTTACTACGTTTGGCAGGGAAACTTCTAGTTCATCTTCCCAACGCTCACCGCGAAGCCAGGTGGCTGGGTGAGGAATATATTTACCACCATCCTTCATCCACGCTTCTGTTTTGCAAGCGGCTTTTACGGCACTTAACAAATTTGTTAACTCAGGCCGTATATCCTTTGTCTGCGCCCAGGCTTTGCGGGCATCGGCTTTAGCACAACGCTTGGGCCACACTTCCCAGAACTTATCAAAGTCATCCATGTTTACCACCTCCTCGTGGCGTATTGTAATCGGTTATGTAACATTCTATCCTAGGTACTTACCCCTATAAATATCTACTGCCTCGCGCAGGGTGATTTCTGGGATTTCTGTTAGCCAACTGCAATTCTCGCGGACTTGTGTAACCGTGGTCAACCCCATGTCTATATCCCCAGACGACTCATGCGAGGTCAGGAGAATCAGGCAATGTTTATGCGGGGGGTTGTTTATGGCATCGCAGACCCGTTCTAGGGCTAGAAGCTGTCCGCGAGGGATGGGCGAGTTTTTGTACTTAGTCTCGACAATAATAAACAAGCGGTTAGAGAACTCTAGCAGGGCATCTACATCTGTCGGGGATATTGCACCCCATCTCAACCCTGAGAAGTCCTTTAGCTGACTACCGTACTCTCTATTCCTATACATAATCCTCCCTTACTATGTATATATATCTGCACTTTTGGTGGACGGACTTAGCCTTAGCCTAGTCCGCCTTTACCTGCACTTTCGGAGCCACAGGACTCGTTAGCCTTTTCGCGTTCTGGTGCTAACTTCGCCGCCAGGTTAGGGTATTCCAACGCTGCCCACAGTACCCTTATCGCCACCCAGCCCTGCCGTCTTTCGCCGACGACTAGGTAGCGGTCAGCGCCAAAGAAAAACCCCAAGAACTTAGCGGGTGTGACCCTGGCATGGGCAACGCATTGGGTAAGATGGGTCTTAGCACCTCGAACCAGCGCATTACACACACCCGCTAAATACTCGGGGTTTGTTTAAGACCATCCTATTCCGGTGTTGCCGCACCGACACCGCTAAGATACCACAGATTTAGTTAAGTTCAACCAATTTTATTGTCCAACCAGCCTTTAGTTTGCCCCACCCGTGGACATGGACTTTCCACCCTGACCGAACCAGCTCTGGGAAATACTCGTTTTCCTCGATTTTCTTGACCCTAGCCGAGACATTGCCCCTGCTAGTGGTCTGCACCCCTATGGTCTCCCCGTTGCCTACCGCCAGGATGTCTATGCAGTTCCACAGGTCTATCCGCTTGCGGGAGTAGGGACACCACCTCTCCACAATCCAACACCGGTAGCCTTGGTCGCGGAGGTACTTGAGGCTTCTTTGGGTAGGGGACATTCTTACATTCTACTGTATAACCATACATTAGGGTTAGTCCCTAGTAGATTTCTTATACAACCCCTCAAAATGGTGTAAGATTCTGTTCATGGCATCCCGCCATATACGCCGAGGAGGGCATATGAAATACGACGAAGATTGGTACTACACACCCCCAGAGTTTGAGTCCGAGGAGGACGAGGAGGAGGATTCTTACTGGGAAGAACGCGCATGGGAGGCAGCTCAATATGACTGATGCCCAAGCCCACCAGCAAGAGATGGAGCAACAAGAGCAAGAGGATTCGGTCTGGGAACGCGCAAGACTGATGGCTCAAAACCACGGCAAGATGATTGGGTGCGCTCAGACCATACGAGACTCTAACGGTGACGAGGACTATGTAACAATTGCAGTAAAATTCTTACTAGAGGCTTTGAAGGAACACGAAGACATCAAGAGGAGATACGGATGAACTCAGTAGATTTACTAAAGATTAACGTCAACGACCACACGGAAAAGAAGGGCAACCTTACATACCTGTCGTGGGCATGGGCTTGGCAAGAGGCAATCAAGGCAGACCCGCAAGCAGAGTGGACTGTCAAGATGTTCGGCGAGTCGTACGATAAACCGTACGTTAGCATCGGCGACACCAAGATGGTCTTTGTAGACGTAACCATGTTCGGCAAGACCCTGACCTGTCAACTGCCCGTCCTTGACCACAAGAACAAGGCTATCCCTAACCCAGACGCTTTTCAGGTCAACACGGCAATCATGCGTTGCCTGGCAAAGGGGATTGCAATGCATGGCCTAGGCTTATACATCTACGCAGGTGAAGATTTACCGGAAGATGGCTCAAAACCTGAGCCAGCAGAATTCGTCAAACTAATCGAGGAGAGTAAAAATGTCGCAGATTTACAATCAAATTGGAAAGCAGCGTACAGCGCGTCTCAATCAGATGCGGGGTTTATCGCAGCTATCACGGTTGCCAAGGACAGAAGAAAAGCAGAACTGGCTGCCTGACGCTCTAGTGTTCGTAATGGCTTGCGCTATGGGCTACACGGTACTGGTGATGCTATGAACCAAGAGCAAATCAACAGTCTTTCTAACAAGCGGAGGGTCTTAGACCTGTCGCCCCAAAGGCCGTGGCAAGAGTTAGACATCCTAGAACTCAAGTCGATTGCGGAGTCTTGTAATCTCTGGGGTTCGGATGTTTACAGCGACGTAGAGGAACTAGCGGCTGAGATTAACAAACGACTGAAAAGGAAGAATCATGTATGAGAGTGAACACGCGGTTAAGATTATTAGTCTGGGCAATCGCCTCCAGCATGAGATGGCTAACTCGTATGCTCCCGACAGAGACACCATCACGACGCTATGTCAGGAAATTGAGAACTCAGCACACGAAATCTACAAGTGGGCGCGAGGGATAGATGAGTAGGTTTACCTACATTCCCGCAGACAAAACAGACTTAAGAGAGTCCATGAAAAGATATAGAAAGATGGTAGAAGATGAAAATCGAAGATTACATTCTGGCGAGCGTGAAGCCAGTTCACCCAACCCACCTGGCAGAGAGATTCTCGGTCAGCAAAAGCAAGGCTTACAACGCTTGCGTATCGTTGTTACTGGAGGGCAAAGTTGAAGAAGTCAGAGTCGGTGCGCGAACCTTTTATAGGGTTCGTAGAGATGAACCTAAAGATGGACAACGTGCTGAAGACTAAGTTTTGCTTCTCATGCCAACGGGATAGGAACAAGGAAAACGGAAGTTACATAATTAGAAAGGGAAACAAACAATGGAAATGTATGGACTGTCAACAGAAACGCTGGTTCTCTACGCAGCCTTCGCCTTCGCAATCGCCGGTTACAGGACGAAATAATGAAAAACACGACTAGAATCTACGAGGTAATCTTCAACTCTGAGGAACCCGTAACCCTGAACGCAATCAAGACGGCATTGGACATGAAGCCAGGTATCTGCTCCGGCTCCCTTGCAAGTCTTCTCAAGTCTGGGCAAATAGAACGGGTGCAACTAACCGCAGAAAAAGGGCGAAAAAATATCTGGGGATATGTTGCAAAAACTCAACAAAAAGGAGTAGAATCATCGGTGGAGTAGTGCGCCTCCTCCTCAGCCTACTCCTTCAAGCCCTCAAACCCCCTCAGTCAAAAGCTGGGGGGGTTTTCTTATAAGGTGATAACCATGTACGGAAAAAAGCCAATGAAGCCCGCCAAGCCCGCTAAAAAAGCACCTGGCAAGTACGCTCCCAAGAAATGAAGGGGCCGACAATTATGATTGGGCTACTTGGGAAACCAAGGGAGTCCAAGGAGATGGAAGGCGGTCTGCTAGACGAGGGCGGCGAATGTCCGCTTGCGACGCAGGACGAGACCATCAACAAGGGCAACAAGCAAAAAGCCATCCTGACCGCCAAATACGGCCCTAGCGAGGGCGAAGAAAAGTGCGGTAACTGCGAGTACGGCATGAAGTTA